CAGAAGATCAGGGTTTTCCTTCATGTCATCTGCAGAAACAGTTAATTTAGCCACTCTTGCGAGTGATAGTAGATATGGTATACTTTCTAAAACCGGTAGTGATGCAAAGAAAATGTTCACAGATAAAGTTGTTCCTATATCGATTAATTATCCATTCTTTTTTAAACCTGTCCAAGATGGTATGGATCGTCCTAAATCAGAACTTGCTTATAGAGTACCTGCTAGTAAGTTTACGAGAAAGAAGATTACAGCTAATGAAAAGCTGGAGGATATACAAGGATTAGACACGACTATTGATTGGAAAAACACTGGAGACAATAGTTATGATGGTGAAAAACTAGCCCTATTAGTACATGATGAAAGTGGTAAATGGGAGAGACCAGATAATATATTAAACAACTGGAGAGTAACAAAGACATGTTTGAGATTAGGTAGCAGAATAGTAGGTAAGTGTATGATGGGATCAACATCAAATGCTTTAGACAAGGGCGGCGATAACTTTAAAAAATTATATAATGCAAGTGATGTCACTAGAAGAAATAGAAACGGTCAGACAAAATCTGGTTTATACTCTTTGTTTATCCCAATGGAGTGGAACTACGAAGGATTTATTGACGAGCACGGAGTTCCAGTTTTCACTACTCCTGATATCGATGTCTTCGCCCCAGACGGTGAATTAATAGATATAGGTGTAATAGATAATTGGCAAAACGAGGTAGATGGTTTAAAAGATGATCAAGATGCTTTAAACGAATTTTACCGTCAATTTCCTAGAACCACAGAACACGCTTTTAGAGATGAGACTAAAAATTCTATTTTCAATCTCGTTAAAATATATGAGCAGATAGATTATAATGAAGAGATGTCTAGAACACTAGGAATTACTCAAGGTAATTTTCAGTGGGTAAATGGTGTTAAAGATTCACAAGTAATATTCTACCCAGATCCAAAAGGTAGGTTTAAAATTAGCTGGGTTCCACCTCAGCAATTACAGAATAGAGTGGTACTTAAAAATGGTGTAAAATATCCTGGTAATGAACACATGGGAGCATTTGGTTGTGACTCTTATGATATATCAGGAACCGTAGATGGAGAGGGATCTAAAGGAGCATTACATGGCTTAACCAGGTTTAGTATGGAGGACGCTCCTGCGAATAGCTTTTTTTTAGAATACTTATCAAGACCACCTACGGCAGAGATATTCTTTGAAGATGTTTTAATGGCATTAGTGTTTTATGGAATGCCAATACTAGCAGAGAACAATAAACCTAGATTATTATACTACTTAAGAAGAAGAGGATACAGAGGATTTAGTATGAATAGACCTGATAAGGTTTGGAATAAATTGTCTGTAGCTGAGCGAGAGGTTGGTGGTATACCTAATTCCTCAGAAGATATAAAACAAGCTCACGCGGCGGCGATTGAGATGTATATACAAGACCACGTAGGTATGAATCAAGATGGAACATTCGGTAATTTATACTTTAATGATTTGTTAAACGATTGGAGTAGATTTGATATCACAAAAAGAACAAAGCATGATGCAACTATAAGTAGTGGTCTAGCAATAATGGCGAACAATAGACATCTATACGCGCCAAACGCTAAGGTTGAAAAACCAAAACTAAATATAAATATTTCTAAGTATACTAATACTGGAACTAATTCACAAATAATAAAATAAATATATGGCAGAGTCTGGCATAAAAAGTTATTTCCCAAGTCAAACGGTGAGCGATGCTGAGAAGTTAAGTTATGACTATGGCTTAAAAGTTGGTAAAGCAATAGAGCAAGAGTGGTTTAACGATAATAGAAATATGAATAGATTTAGATCTAATCATAATGATTTTCATAATTTAAGATTATACGCTAGGGGAGAGCAATCTATACAAAAATATAAGGATGAGTTATCTATAAATGGTGATTTGTCCTATTTAAATTTAGACTGGAAACCAGTTCCAATTATATCTAAATTTGTAGATATAGTAGTTAATGGTATTGCTGAAAGAACTTATGATATAAAGGCGTTTTCTCAATCTCCAAATGGAATTCAAAAAAGAACTCAATACATGGAGAGTATTATGGCTGATATGTCAATGGCGCAAGACAACCAACAAGTTCAAGCAAGACTTGGTGTAGATATGACTGAAAGTGATATGAAAGACGAAGATCTACCTGCTACTCCAGAAGAACTAGGTATACACATGCAGCTCACCTATAAACAAGCTGTGGAATTAGCGGAAGAACAAGCTTTGAACGTTCTGTTTGAGGGAAGTAAATACGAACTAATAAAAAAGCAATTTTATTATGATTTAACGGTTTTAGGAATGGGAGCTGTTAAAACTTCTTTTAATACTTCTGAGGGTGTTGTTATTGACTACGTTGACCCAGCGAATCTAGTTTATTCTTATACTGACTCTCCTTATTTTGATGATATATATTATGTTGGTGAAATTAAAACGATACCCGTAAATGAATTAGCAAAACAATTTCCTCATTTAACCGAAAGTGATCTTGAGGAGATAATGCAAAATAAATCTAACAATAGATCTAATTATAATTCACGCCACAGCGAGAACAAGGAGGACAATAATTCCGTTCAAGTTTTATATTTCAATTATAAAACATATATGAATGAAGTATACAAAGTAAAAGAAACGGGAACCGGATCTGACAAAGTTATACCAAAGGATGACACATTTAATCCACCAGAAGATATGGAGGGTGGATATAGTAGGATATTAAGATCAATAGAGTGTTTGTATGATGGGGCTATGATTCTTGGTACAGATAAATTACTCAAATGGGAGATGGCAAAAAATATGATGCGACCTAAAAGTGATTTTACAAAAGTTAAAATGAATTATGCGATTGTAGCACCTAGAATGTACAATGGTAAGATTGATTCATTAGTAAGACGTATAACTGGTTTTGCAGATATGATACAACTTACACATCTTAAACTGCAACAGGTAATGGCGAGAATGGTTCCAGATGGCGTTTATCTTGATGCCGATGGTTTAGCCGAGGTTGACTTAGGTAATGGTACTAATTACAATCCACAAGAAGCGTTAAATATGTTCTTTCAAACTGGTAGTGTTATAGGTAGATCATTTACAAGTGAAGGTGATTTAAACCCGGGTAAAGTGCCTATACAAGAAATTACATCTGGATCTGGTGGGAACAAGATGCAAGCTCTTATTGGTAATTATAATTACTACTTACAAATGATAAGAGATGTCACCGGTCTTAACGAGGCTAGAGATGGTAGTACTCCAGATAAAAACGCTTTAGTAGGTATTCAAAAGATGGCCGCGGCAAATTCAAATACTGCTACTAGGCATATTTTACAAGCTGGATTATATTTAACAGCCGAAACAGCAGAATGCTTGTCTCTTAGAATATCTGATATCATAGAATACTCTCCAACAGCTGATGCTTTTATACAAGCTATAGGTGCTCACAACGTTGCTACTTTAGAAGAAATGTCAAGTTTACACCTTTATGATTTTGGTATTTTTATAGAATTACAACCAGATGAAGAAGAAAAAGCTATTCTTGAAACTAATATTCAAATGGCATTACAACAGCAAAGCATAGAGCTAGAAGATGCTATTGATCTTAGAGAAATACGTAACATTAAACTAGCAAACCAACTGTTGAAAATACGTAGACAAAAGAAACAAGAGAAAGACAGGCAATTACAATTAGAAAATATACAAGCTCAAACACAATCTAATACTCAAGCGGCTCAAGCGGCTGCTCAAGCTGAGGTTCAAAAAAACCAAGCTTTAGACGCTGGAAAAGCTCAATTAATGCAGTTAGAAGGACAGATGGATGCGCAAAAGATGCAACAAGAAGCTGCGCTTAAAAAAGAATTGATGGGACTAGAATTCCAATACAACATGCAACTTAAAGGAGCAGAGGTTGATGGTATAAAACAAAGAGAAAAGCAAAAAGAAGATAGGAAAGACGAAAGAACAAAAATACAAGCTACACAGCAATCAGAAATGATTGAACAAAGAAATAGTGGAAAACCACCTAAAAACTTTGAGTCTGCAGGTAATGATACATTAGGTGGGGGATTTGATTTAGGCGCGTTTGATCCTAGTTAAAATTTATTAATTATTATTATATTATATTATGGAAGAAAAAGATGAACAAGTGGTTGAGCAAACCACGGTAAATAACCAACAAGATCCAGGTGATGAAAACGTGGTAAAAGTTGATGAGAGTAAAATTAAATCTGCTAGTGATGACAATATTATAAAAGTAGATTTAAGTAAACCACCAAAACCAAAAGAAGAAAACAATGAACCAAAAGAAGAAGCAAAAGCTGAAGCAAGTCCAACTGACAACAGCGGAGTGGCTGCAGAGTCTAAAAATGCCGACGCCCCACAAGAACAAGAAAAAGTACAACCGGAAGAAGAAACACAAGAAACCCCAGTATTAGAAGAAATTACTGAAGATTCTACAGAAGAAGAAATAGAAGAAGTAGAAGAGCAGATCGAAGAGGCCGTGGCAGAGGCTGAGGCTACAGGTAAACCAATACCAGAAAATATCCAAAAACTAATGGACTTTATGGAAGAGACTGGTGGAGATTTAAGTGAC